GGATAAATCTTATCTCTTTGAGCCTTTGTTGGGTTGTATGCAAGTTTAATTGCATTATTAATAGTACCACGTTGTTGTCCTGCTGGTGAGAACCAAGGATAAGCAACAATGTTTGTACGTGTCATCAGTCCAGCAACGTCTCCGTTACATGGAATATATCTAAACTTATTGTTAAATCTATCATAAACGTACTTGTAACCACTATCAAATATTGCATAAGATGATGAAGTTAGTGGACTGAAGAAGTTTATTAGGTTTGTTGTCTGAGTATCACTATTTGTTATGTTAACAACATCTGCTCTATGTGGTCCAACAGTTGCAACACAATCTTTTCTTAACTCAGCAATTGCAATCAAACTGTTTGCTTTTGCTTGAGATTCAGACTTAGTTGCTCCACCTGGCCCCATAATTAGATAATCAACTTCTATTTCAGGATTACTGAATAGATCGTAGGAAGTCTTAAGAGATCCTAATGTTGCAGTTAAGTTACCTGCAGATCCAGCAGCACCTGAACTATAGTTCGCACCACCAGTGAAAGTGTAAGTAGTATTACCAACTGCAGCGTAGGTTATTCCTTGAGCATCTTGTCCCCAAAGACCGTCGCCATCAGTAACTCTTACATAACTTGCAGGATTACCATTTGCTAATGTGAATCCAGTAGATCTAGGTGTTGGTGATGTAGCAAGATAAGTTGATAAACCAACTGTTGATGGATTAGCACTTGCAAAAATGTTTGCAGAATTTAATGCAATAAAGTCTTCATAGTATGTCTTCTGTGGAGCATTAACTGCAGAAACTGCATCTTTTGCTTTAGAAAGACCTATGTGCTTCTCAAGAATGTTACCTTTGATTCCACTAACGGTTCCAAAGTCGTCTACGACAACAACATGTATCTCATCATTCTTACCACTTCTTTCAGTAGCATACTGTGATGTACCTGGTTTTGATGCAATTTCTTTCCAAGAAATGTTAGCATTGGTAAGACCTAATGTTTGAGCATCATACCAATCAGCTTGTGCTGTTGCTGTATGAGCACCACCTGCAACAACTGCACCAGCGTTGTTAATTATATTGAGAACTGCAGTTGCACCGAATGAAGCAAATTCTGCTCCTTCTGCATAATCAATCTTAGTTTCTGTACCAGCAGTATCTACTCTAGAAACAATCTTAACATCAAGTGTATTAGATGTTGCGTTTGTGCCAGTGATAATACCTTTAATGTGTCCAGTAAATGCTGATGTGCTTCCTGCTCCAGGAATCACTACATTACTTAAGGATGCAGTAATACCGAATCCAACTGTTGCTGCAGTAACTGCTGCTGCTGGAACTGTAAGTATTTGGTCTGCGATACCATCAATAGTACATACTTTTAAGTTCTCGGCCCAAGTACCTGGATTCTTAGCACCGTAGTAGAAAGTAGAACCGTCTGCATAATTATCAACATAATCTTCGTATCCTTTAACCTTAACAGATGCAGCTGCTGCTTGAACACCAGCATTAGCATTTTTAAGATCGTCGTCGTCTGTTCTTACTACTTTAAGTACGCCACCATATGAAAGATAAGATGATGCACTCATCCAATACTCATATTGTGCGTCTGTGTTTTGTGGTTCTCCAAAAACATTTAATAGATCTTGCTCTGTTGCAATATCAACAGGATCGTCGATTGGACCTTGTAAGAATGGACCTGCTATTGCACCAATGTTATCTAAAACATTTTCAGCCCTTCCTACAGTTAAATCAACCTCCCTTATCAGTACTCCAGGAGATAATTGGGGAGTAGCCATGTTTTCTTTCTCCGAATGTATCAATTAATCTTCAAATATTTATTAAAACCCATATTTACGTGGGTTAAAAATGCTATGAACGGTGCATGAACATTATGACAAATATTCCCACATATAAGACTTATCTCCATATTCATCTGCTTTGAACCAACTATCCCCTTCTGCATCAACAAAAGAGTCTTCTCCCATTCCATCATCCATAAACCCAAATGGAGCCATGTCCTGTTCAATTGCATTTCTTTGTTCTTCATATAACCTTTTTCTTACATCTTGATCAGTAAGTTCTTTAAAATAATCAGTTTGAACTAACCATGCATATATTACCAAACACATTGCAAGGTCATCATGACACCCTTCTTCTGCTTCAAATGAATTACTTTTCTGAATAAACGTTGTCAGTTCACTCATAATATCATAATCACAAGATAATAACTTATCAGATTCAATAAGAGTTTTTAAATTAAGAGAACCAACCTTCTTAACAGTCTTAGACATCTTAACTCCAAGTTGAGTCTTCTTACCAGAAAATCCCTGACCAACAACTTGTCCTGCTCTACCTCTCATAGAACACATAAGAAGGTTTTTATATTCCATATCATAATTTAATATAGATGCTACTTGATCTCCTATATCATTTACTTCGCATAATATAAATGCATCATTATAACTCTTTCCTACTTCCTCAATAATACTTGGGAAAAGCATTGGTTTAATCTCATTATTCTTATACTTTGCTACTACAGAATGAGGGAATTCTGAGATATCGATTACAACAAAAGCTGAATAGTCTTTATTCACCCCTCGTGCAACGTCTACTGTTATAACATAATCATGTTCTTTTTGCGGATCAACGTAAACATCCAATCCAGCATTTGTTTTTTCAGGAGTTTGATATACCATACTCCTCAGTTTACTAGGAGCAATTAAGGTATCAACAGATCCTAAGAATTCACACTCAAACTCAACCTTAAACTGTTGCTCTGATGTGTTAGCAATAGTTTGCTCTTTCCACACCTCATCCCTACCAGGAACTTGACTCCAATGAACATCAGTTGGTACATATTCATTCTTTGCTTTTTCTGCATCGTGCCACATACGGTAGAAGTGATTCATACCATGTGGTGTAGAAACTATGATTACTTTTGTATTTTGACCAGAAGTAATAGTAGGATAAACACTAGCAAAGAAAGAGTCAGCGATGTGATTGGGAACAAAAGCAAACTCATCCAAGAAGAGGATGTTGAAAGACATACCCCTAACAGCACTAGCAGACGTGGAAGCTGCCAAGATTTTACTACCATTTTCTAACTCCAATGAACCTCTATTCCATGACAAAACACCTTGTTGCATCCACTTAGGAACATTCTCATATGCAGTTTGTAGTCTGCCAAGAAGTTCCCTTGCAGTTGCTGCTTTGTTAGCAAGAATACCAATATTTACACTATCATTAAAAAGAAGATAATGTAAAAGATATGATATAACAGTTGTAGACTTACCTGTCTGACGAGGCATCTTACAAATATTAAATCTATTTTCGTGGAAATTATTAATTAAACCTTGTTGAAAATCATATGGTTCAAATGGCATTAAACCATGATCAAGAGTAACAATCTTGACATGCTGTTGGGCAAAGTAAACAGGGTCTTGTTTACATGCCATAAACTCAAGAATTTGATCTTGAGTAAATTCGATTGGGGTATTTGCCCGTTTTAGATTCGGGTTACCTAAGTAAATGTCATGTTCTGCCATAATAATAAAATATTAATTACCTATTCGTATAGATTAAAGGATCTCCAGTTTCATGATCGGTTACATCATAACTAAAAACTTTTGCATTAGGATAAACCTTATTTAACTCAACTTGAATATCTCTTCTTGACGGAATTTTTATTTGAGGGAAAAACATCTTAATCATATATCTCTTTCCTCTCCAACCAAAAATAATACGCATAACAACCCCAACCTTCCTATTAAGGATTGTCTTTGATGCTTCTGAAATAAATTGTTTAAGGTCTTTCATATTTTTATTTATGTTATAACAGCTGAGTATACAACCTTAAAAACAGTAGTACTTGCTGTACCAGGATAACCAAGCAATCTTATTTTACCTGAATTAATATCAGCAGAAAATGTTGCCACACCTGTAGGTTGATTTAAAGTTCCATATTCTGTCATATAAGCAGTAGTTCCATCATGAATTAAATTGATAGAAGTTGAATTATAATTTGTCCCCTGAACCACTTGTATTTGATAATTAGCAGATCTATAAATTGATGATGCAATTGATACTAATGTAGATATACCAGTACTAGTTGTAGTTGATATTGAAGAATCAACAAGACCTGCAGTTAATTCAAGTGTTTGTTTTGTTACTGGTGGTACTCCGACAATGTATGGCATTTTAATTAGCGGTTTCTAGGATACTAACAATAATTTTTAATGTATCATTTTTTTGAGAAGAAATTCTAAGAGAATCACTTGTCTCCAATACTAATTTACCAGACATAGGAACAAAGGCTTCTGCTATAGGTACGTTCGCACCTTTAATTATTTCAGTTTCAGTACCAGACCTTTTATGTTTCATTGTCACTGAGGAATCAGTAGTTCCAAAGTTTGCTATATGTGCATACAAAACAATAGCAGTATAACCAGTAGGTGCAGTGTAAATAGTCTGCTCTGCTGTGGTTATCTGAAAAGTAACTGTTTGAAACTTATTAAGTGCTAGCTGAGCCATATTAACTTAATGCCAATATAAATGGTGTCATTTCAGTAAAGAGACTTTTGCTAAAAGCTCTTCCACTAATTGTACCTGTATTTTGGTTGATTTGTAAATCATTACCGATTCTAAAATTACCTGCTTGGTCTGTACTTGTATA